CCATCTGAGCGATCCGCGCGTCTTCTCGAACACCAAACAGCGTGTTGGGCTCAGCGCGGACGATGCCTACAGGCTGATCGCAGCAATACGCGACCGCGTCTGCCTCCCACGCGAGGTCGTCAGCGCTAGGGCGTCTGCCAGTCCCTGCGATCTTGAACGGTGTTGCCTTGCACAGCGGACACGCGCCATCTACGACCGCGTGATCGGCGCCCACGAAAGGCGTCTTGCACGCAATCCGCTTACCTTCGTAGATCAAAAAGGTCTTCACAGCCTACCTCCCCATGTCGTCGCGGTAGGTGTGCTGCAGAAGCTCCGCCTCAAGCCGGAGGACCGCATACTTGGTTGCTGCCAGCTCTTTCCGGGCGCGTTCAAGTGCGACCGACATCTTGTAGCCTTCCGAGTTGGTCCTTCGGCCCGCCTCCTTGCACACCCAGTCGATGCCGTCGTTCACGCCGCGATCATACGCCTCGCTTGGTGGCTCAGCGAACTGCGGGCTGTACTCAGGCTTAGGGTGTTCGTGTGGTTCTTGGTCGCTCATGCGCTCATCTCCTCTGCGAAGTTCTTGGCCTCGCTCACGCTTTTGAAGCCGTCGACGCGGCGCCACGGGCGATCCTTAGCCGGCGCGGCGCAGTGCATGAGCAGGAAGGGCCTGCGCTGTTTGGCGGCGTAGGTGTCGAAGCCTTCCGCGATCCACCACTGCCCGTCGGCGCTGCGGTAGTCGGTGTCGCCGCCCACCTTCTCAGCACGCCACACGAGCGTAGGTTTGCGCTTTCTCATAGGAGCAGGATCCTCCTGTCGATCTTGGGAATGGTTTTGGCGTTGCTCTCCAACAGCTGCCTTGTGGTCGCGGCGGGGTGGTAGGTGGGCCTGTCAATGACTTGCCACCTGTGGTGCGCCTTGTCATACCGGATCTTCCGACCATGGCAGAGCTGGTTGAGCGCTTGCTGCAACGGAGGGCCGTGCGTGCGCGCCTTGTTCACGGCTCTGGGAGTAATCGCGCGACCGGCGAAGAGCGCGAGCCGCTGGACCTCTGTCTGCAGAGCGATAGGCGTGTCGCAGCCTTCAGCGATCAACTGCAAGATGAGCCGCTTGTACTCAGGCATCTTCATCGAACAAGTTGCCCGCCTACGCACACCGTAGAGGCTCGGCACCCGCGGCAGTGTGGCCCAGGAATCACGTCCGGCTCAATCTTCTCGTGCCGTAGCTCATCCCTCGTTTCCAGCGTGAGCAGGTGAGCGCGGCGCATCCGTGCCATGTGCGTCTTCAGGTGCTTCTCGGTGTAGATGGTTGGGTGCCAGATCAAATCGCCTGTCTTGGCCACGTCAATGATCGCGCCTCGCACCCGCTCCACGTTCTGCATGAGCTGGATGCCGACAGCGAGCGTGAGGAGTTGCGCGTTGCCTTCAGGCTGCACGCCGTGTTCTGTGCCGCTCTTGTAGTCGCCAACGTTCCACTCCACCGCGGCGCCTTCGTTGCGGTACACGATGTCGGCCGTGCCCAATATGTTCTTGTCGGCCTCGGCGAACTCGCGCTCAGACGCCTCTGCGGTGCGTGCTTCCATGTCCACCATGATCTTCATCTCAGGGATCGCGTGCGACGGGATCTTACTCACGTCGATCCTGCTGCAGACGTTGATCACACCCTTGTTCCGCTTACTCTTCACGTACGCCAGCGCGGCCGTGTGCCCGCGTGTCAGCACGTATTCGAGGAAGCGATGAATGAAGATGCCATGCCACATGCCAGGGTGCGGCTTCTCGCGCGGCCCGACGTAGACGCGTGCTGCGGGGCAGATTTCGTTGCGATCGATGTCGTTTGGCGACATGATGTAGTCCTTAGCTCGCAGACCGCTGCCACGGTCGTGCTCCGCCATCAGCTCGTCTTCGCTTTCTTCTGCAGTGCCCATCGCTACCTCGGCTGCATGCCTTGTGCGTTCGTGCGCGGTTTAGGCACGACGATCGACGCGCCCCACGGCACGGCGCCAGGAGCAGCGTATTGGCATTGTAGGAGCCAGATGACCTGGCACCATGCCGGGCGCACTTTCGGAAAGACTCCGAAGGCGTCCGTGCTGAACACGACCACATCGGGCCGCGGCCGCGCTTTCGCCAGCGCGTCGAAGACGGGGCGGAAGTCGGTACCGCCTCCGCCTATCATGCTCTTTCGGATCTCGCCTACGCTAGAGACTTGGCGCATGGTGTGCACCTTCGCATCGCAAGCGATGAACGTGACGCGCCCGCCGGCCGCCCGTAAGATCGGCGCAGCTTGGGCGAGTGTGTACGCCATGTCGGCGTCGCTCACGCTGCCGCTCGTGTCCTGCACGAGGCAGACGTTGGGAACGGGGGACACGGGTGCAGAGAGGATAGGGCAGCCGGGACCGAACCCGAGCCCGCCTTGCCTGCGGTTGATCTGGGAGTAGGTGCTGCTCAAGTTGCCCCGCTTCCAGGCCACCGCGCGGCGTGTGAGCACGGCAAGCCGCGCCTCCCAAGGGATCAAAGGTGCACGGAGCTTCTCCGCGCTGTACCGCTTCAGGGACAGCGGCGCGGTGCCGGCTTGCTGGATCGCGTGAGACACATCGTTCCGCATGCCTTCCAGCTGCGCCGCACGCGTCTTGGTGAGGTTGGGGAGCTCGATGTCTTCCTCGCCAGGGAACGGATTGCCGGCGCCGCTCCCGCACGCACCGCGACCTGGCGGCACGGCTTGTGGCCGCTTTGCGTGGCGCTCTACGCTCTCGTGGTAGTAGTGCTCGGCGGTGAGGCCGTTTGCCTGGCCCAGGCGCGCAGGCAAGATGTCGGAAGCGAGCATCAGGCACCCCATCGCCTGCAGGTCGTCTGCTAGCTCCGCATCGCAGCAAGCGTTCCACCGCTGGTGGTCGCAGTCGGCGATCAGCTCTGCGCGTTCCGCGTGGTTGCGATAGATGTGCTCGGCTTCGTGGAGAGTGCCCGTCGCCATGTCGTCCACAGACCACTGGTTGAGGATGACCTCCGGCTCGTAGAGCATCACGCCGCTGGCGGTGACCGCGGTACCGACACCAGGCGGCAAGAGCCCCGCGGCCGACCAAGGGATCAGCGCGTACACGGCGTCAGAGAAGTACGGGGCGAGGCGGATCGCCCGCATGCGGCCTTGCGCCAGCGCTTCCTCTTCGTCGGGCGTGGGCTTCATCCTGCGTACCCTGCCGCCTTCATGGCTGGGTGGAGGGCGGCGAGAACCTTCTGCCCGACCTTGTGATCGGAAAGGCGCTTGCCGCCGTCGAACGGTTGAGCTCGAGCAACGACGCGCGCAGCCTGCATCGCGAGGTCTACCGCGCGTGCGTCGACCACTGCGGCGAGGATGCCCCACATGGCGTCGAGACGCGCGGCGCGGTCGGCGCACTTCGGGTCAGCCACGAGCGCGGCGCACGAGTTGAGCACTGCGCGGGTGATGTCGAGGCGCGTTGGGTCGTGCTCAAACGCAACGTGTCCATCGAGTACGTCTGAGGCAAGCGGCAAATCGAGCGACGCTTCCCACTTCAACAGCTCCTCGGCAGCAGACTTGCCCACGAAGGCCTTCAGCATGGTGAGCCTCGCTTCGTCCTTCAGGCTATGCACGCCACACGAAGCGAGCGCGCACGTGGCTAGGTACCAGGTGCGCCGCGAGGGCCACGCGCGCGACAGCTCGGGGCTGTCCATGCTCGGCTTCTGGTGGAGCTGGCCAGACTTGCCGCCCAAGAACCCTGTCACGAGGCCACGCGCTGCGGCGAACGGTTCCGCCCACTCCGCCAACACCCGCTGCTCCTCCAGTGCGGCAGAGTGCTGCGGAAGGGAGCTGCTGGCGGCAGAAGGGCTGCCGTCCAGCGCCATGAGCCACTGAGACCAAGCCTGCACACTGGGCGCGCGCCACTGCACGTGGCCGAGCCGGTTGGCAGTGCTCGCCGGCAGGTCTGACCCGTCCGCCGCGTCATCGGGCGGGTTGGCAGCGCCCATCACGCGCGTCAGCGCTCCGAGGTACTCGCCGCCGATGCGCTTCGCCTGGATCAACCCAAGCAAGGCAGGCTTGGCGCTGCCTTGCGCCGTGTTCAGCTCGTCCACGAACACGATGCCGCGCCCATCGTGCTCCTCCAGCTTGAGAAGCCACTCGGGAGCCGGGTAGGTGATGTAGTGGGTTTTGCCGCGCGCCACAGGCATCGGCGTGACACCGAACGCGCCCTCGCCTCGCTCCCCCGGCGACAGGACTTCGACGTGCAGACCGTACGAGTGGCCAACGTCTTCGATGATGTCGCTCTTGGCCACACCAGGTTCGCCCCAGAATAGAAGCGGCAAGCCCCAGCCTTTGTATGTAGGCGTGAATATCGCCGCCTTGATGATGTCGTGCATAGATCTCCGTATAGTGGATAGCCTTGTGCGTTGTGCGCGCGTTTCGTGCCTATTCTTGGTCAGGATCCTTGCGGCTTCCCTAGTTCATAACGGCGCCGCCTCTGCAACGGAGATCAGCGTGAGGCGAACAGAGATAGCGCGGACCACTTGATCCGCTAGCGCTTGCGGCAGCTCGGCGATTTCGTACACGGTCATCTTGCCGAGAATGTCTGCCGGCATGGCCGCGCCAGCGAGTTGCTGCGCGATGTGCGCGCGCTCGGCGAAGTTGGCGGCACGTTGGTTCACCGTGATCACTGCGGCGACATATGACGCGAACGTACTCAAGGCGATGTGCGAGTGGCCGACTTTCACGTGCGTGGTGTTTCTCATAGACAGGCTCCATATGGGTGTTGGAAATAGTAAAGCATCTTTACTACATAGTAAGGTTTAGTAAAGAAGACTGACTTGTTACATGTTTCCGGCTGAGATTTTCCTGTGTGATTACGGGGGCTCATTTGCGGATTTTCGACCATGTGCTAAACACGCGAGGCAAAAGGATCCCCGGTCCGAAAAACTTGCAAGTCGAGTCGAAGACGAGACGCGTTCGAGTCGAAGACGAGATGCTGAGCAGAGCGAAGCAGTGCGCGATACGGTGCAGTGTTTTAGTTTTATCTCAATGTTCCAACATCAGTTCTTACCGAACGCGGAGCGTTTGAAAGAGCTGATGTTTCCAGGCCGGAGGACTGGCGCGAAACAAAAATGTTCTGAAGCGCGGCAAGCGCGCGACGGAACGCGCGTCCTATTGTCAAAAAAAATTTCCATTTTTTGGACCAAAGACGACGAAAGCGCTCTCACAGGGAGCGCTCATCCTGAATGGCGGGTGCGCAGTGCACTTTCGACGTGCGCTTGGAGCCTTCGGCTCAAGCTGCGCCTCAAAGTGCAAGTCCTTGTGAAGGCCTCGGGCTTCGCCCTCACGGCCTTCACGGACTGGTGATTTTTGGTTTTTCTTGATCTCGCATAGCGAGCTTCTCCACTGCACCGACTCGCAAGCGCACCAGCACCGCTTCGTCGTGTTTTACGCGGCACGCTGGCAAGAACTGCCCGGTGAGGTGCACGACTACCTCGACGTCTGCGCTGATCACCAGCCGTTCGTTGTCTTCTGTGACGAACCGGGTGACGCGTTTCACGTTTCGGTCCGATCGTTAGCGCGGCGAAGATACGCGTCTGCCGTTGCGCAGTCAGTGCTGCCGCCAATGATGCGGAGCCAGGTGGCAAGAGCTTGATCGAGATTCCTCTTCACCGAGCCGCCTGCGCTGCGGTGACGTTTGGGGTGTGCTGCAGGGCGAGGTACTGAGCGGCGCGAGTGATGAGCTTGTCTTCGACGATCTCGAAGGACGTTCTACGCTTCGGCATCACTTGCGCCCCGTGATTGAGGAGATCTCGTTGCGAATGATGCCGCACACTTCGTTGTCGAAACTCGCGAGGAGCGGGATCAGTGCATCGCTTTTGCGGAGCCGATCTTGCATCGCGTAGACAGTCGGTTCGAGCGCGTCACTAGGATCTACTGCGCCGAGGTCGTGCGCAATGGCGCTGAACGCCTCATAGGCGAGATCGCGAACACGCTTCTCGAAGGCTAAACCACTTTTGCTCATCGCGCCTCCTCCGCCGTCAGTTCGCGCACTGTGCTGCGGATCTGCACACCGTAAACGGTATCGGCCGTGTAGCGCGTGACTCGGTAGTCGATGAAGCCTGTGCCAGGTGCCGCCACGTACTCCCGCCACACGGTTCCGACGGGGTGCGTTTGCAGGAAGTCCTGAACGGTTGCGTCGTCGACCTCGTCGAACGCCTGCGTGGCCTCGTTGAAGCGGTACCGTTTGGCGGAATGGATCGTGACCTCCTTCGCGCACATGAGTGCCTGCCCCGCGCCGCTAGGTTCGGCCGGCGCCCCGCAAGTGCAAAGGGTATCGCGGCAGGCCCAGGGCCAGTACATACAGTTAGGGTTCTTTTCTCGCATTTTTGATCACCTTTCGGTTTTTGATGGACTCATCAGTGCGCGAGTCACGCGCATAGGCGCCGGGGCGCCTTTCGTCCTAGATCATCACTCTGCAGCGCGGAGGTGTGCCGCAGCGATAAACAGCCGCGCGCCGTCTCCAGTGGTCACACTGTAGATAGCGTTCCCGTTCTTCATGTGTGCCTTCTTCACGATGCGCAGGTCGTCCATCTCTTCCGGCTCGATCAGGCCTTCGTACTTCTTTTTCCATGCGTCTGTTACTGCGACGAGCTGGTTCGCGTTGAACGTCTGGCGCGTGAGCTTCTCGCGGCGTGCACGCGCCCAGCTTGCGTCGAGCAGGCCGATGCTTCCGTTGAGATCGGTTAGAGCCTTGAGAGCTGCGTTCGCCTCGTCCTCTGCAACGCTGTCGCGCAGGAAGTCGTTCGCCTGTCGCATCTTGCGGATCATGTTGCTGACCCTTCTGACCATCAGCGCCTTCTGGCTCTTCTTCGCCGTGCCTTCTACCGCGTCTTCGTCGTCTTCGACCGCTTCGGGCTTCTTGGCGACCGTTAGAATCGCCGCCGTTCCGGCCGCCCTCGCGGGCACGTTCGCAGGCTTTGTGAAGGTCTTGGGAGCAGTCTTTGCAGTCTTTGCCATGATGTCTTCTCCAGTATCTTTTTGGTGGGCGAGTAAGTTCGCCCTGCCAACCAACTTCGGTTCCCGTACTCTCATTATGTGCATTATGTGCATTATGTGCAATATCTGAATCCGAGAAATCCAGACGGTGCTGCGTGCTGCGCGTGGCACTGCAGAGGGGAGCACGTACGCACTGCACGCGCTAACGCGCTGTAGGGGCGCACAGGGCGCGCTGCGAGGGGGCGCGCTGCAAGGGGGCGCGCTGCAAGGGGGCGCGCGCACGTGCGTGCGTGGTAGTTGTGTAGTGGCTGCAGCTCACGCACTATAGTTGACATACCGCGTTTTGTGTGCTATAGCGCGCACACCTGTTCCCAACGGGGGAGAACAGACACGGAGGACAGTCATGGCAAAAAATGCCGAAGTCATCGCGGTATCTGAGATGTCGAAATCAGCAGGCTTGATCACTTGGTGGAAACTAGGCGGCGAGATAGACCTCGATTCTCTCGGCGCCGCTTGGCGCACGGCGGGGTTGAGCGAAACGACGTTGCCGCTCCAGAGCAGCCCAACGGTGGCGCTGAGGCGTGCGCTGGAGCGGCTGTTCGTGAAGCCGAACAAAGGCGTAGACCTGCAGCGCATCGCGCCGAAAGGCCAGTCGCCAGGCGGCTTCGCAGTGATCCGATTCTCGCAGGAGGACTCAGAAGACGCGTTGCAAGATCTCGTTTTCAACACCAAGTTCAAGGTGTGGCTGGAAGACGGCATCGTGAACGTCGCCTGTAGCGAGAAGTCGAAGGACGAGCTGCGCCGCGCAGTCTGGCAGGCGTTCCAGGAGGAGCAGCAGAAGGTCAACGCGCACGACCTCAGCGCGTGGCTCGTGCGGCGCGTGGAGGCCGTAGGCGCGGTGCGCTTGCGCGAAGGCGGCGGCGTGTATTTCGTACCGGACACGAAGGTCCAAGTGTGGCGCGCCATCGCCGGAGCGTTTGAAAGCGTGAGCACGTCTACCATCTACGAGATTCCGGCGATGCGGAGTTCGCGCGCTGTCACTGCCATTCTCGACGCACTCGTAGCCGAGGCACAGCAAGAGGCAGACCGTATGAACGGTGAGCTAGACCAGGCTGCCCTCGGAGAGCGCGCGATCGCGTCTCGGCAAGAGGCGTGTAAGGCGCTGCTCGCCAAAGTGGCTGACTATGAGAAGCTCCTCGGCACCAAGATGGAATCCCTGCACAGCATGCTCGGCGTCTTGCAGGCGCGCTTGATCGAGGCAACGCTGATGGTGGCTGAATGAAACCTGCACACCTAGCGAAGATCACGAGTAATGCTCGGGCGCTGGTGTGCAGGCACAGGCACTTGGCTTGGCGGCTGTCATTGGGGGATCTTGAACAGGAGGCGCTGCTCGCGCAGGTGGATGCAAGCACGCGCTTTGACGATGCGCGGGGCACACCGTTCGGTGCATACACGTGGCGCGCAGCCGTGATCGCGGCCTACAGATACGTTTTGACCGACTCGGCGCCTGTAAGCGGCCGACATGACCCGCAGGTGCTCATAGGGCTGTACCGCGAGGAATACGTAGAGGCGCAGCACGAAGGTGGGGGCTCGCAGGAAGACGAGCTCGGGCGCGCCGAGTGGTCGCAGTTGGTTCGGCAGCGTCTCGATGCCGTGATAGGCGACGGGGGCGCAGAGTTCGTCACGCAGATGCTCACAGGCGAGTACAAACCGGCAGACGTCGCAGAAGCGCACGGTGTCGAAATTGCGGAGGTGTACAAGGCCGTTCGAGAGGCTAAGAAGAAGATCTCGGGAGATCCTGAACTGTTCGAGTTGTGGAGGAACATGTGACAAAAAAGAAGGCGGCAGAAGCGGTGACGGCGAGCCTAGCCGCGCAAACGATCCCTATGGGAGACTTGATCCCTACGTACACGAGGGAGACGAACCCAAACAAGATGTCCGACACCGAGTTCACAGCGCTCACGTCCTTGATCAAGGCTGAAGGGTTCATGCAGTCGATCCTCGTCTCGCCGATCCAAGGGAAGCGGGGCAAGTTCAAGATCGTAGACGGCCATCACCGCTTCTGGGCGTGCCAGCAGGCGGGCAAAACGGAGATCCTAGCCGTAGTGAAGCCCGCGTCAGAGTCGCTGGCGGCCGCGCTTGGGCTCGGCCTGAACCGCATCCGCGGTGAGCTCGACCTCAGCCTCTCCGGCCTGGTGATGCAGCACGTGATGGAAGACACGTCGTGGACGGTCGATCAGATGGCGCTGCTCACAGGCTTTCCGCAGAGCGAGATCGACGCGCTCACTCAGCGGGCGCACAACGACGCAGACGAGATGCTGGAAGAGGTGTCGGCCGCGATGCCTGAGGACGAGGCAGATCTGGAAGGGGCCGAGAAGCCGTATGTCCTTGAGATCTCATTCTCGGATAGGGCACTGTACCAACTCGCCCGTCGCAAGCTCCGTAAGGCTGCTGGAGCGAGTAAAGATCTCGCGAAGGGGCTGCTCGCCGTACTCGGGGAGGATAACGATGGTACGTGACAAGAAATCAGTTGACTCTGATGCGCGTGTCGATCAAGTTGCCTTGATGGTCCGCAACGGCTACCTGCCGGCCGTGGACGTAGCGAACAAGATGGGCGTGTCGCTCACGACAGTCGGGCGTTGGGCAGACCAAGAAGTAATCGAGTCTGAGACTGTCGGTCACCGCAGGTTCGTAAAGGTGACATCGTTGATCGCCTACATCGGTGTTACACAGGCGCAGATCTTTGGCTTCCTCGATACTGGGGCAGTCGGCAAGAAAAAGAAGGCAGCAGGAGAGAAGACATGAGCCACAGCATAAGGATCAACGACGCGGCAAAGGAAGCGGTAGACGCAGCGGCTGCCGAGAAAGGCATCTCAGCAAACGAAGCCGCCGAGATGCTGATCGGCGTCGCAGTCACACGCCGCAACGCACTCGCCAAGTACGCGGACAAGGTGAAGACTGGCGAGAAGCAGCCCAAGTCGCTGAAGAAAAAGAAGGCTGCAGGCAAGAAGAAAGCAGCAGGCAAGAAGAAGGCTGCCAAGGCTGCTAAGAAGAAGGGCGGCAAGGCTGTCCGGAAGAGCAAGCGCGAGCAGGCAGACGGTGCGCAGGTTGAGGAGTTGTCACTCAACTAAGAGCAGCGGGTAGGAAGGCGTGCATGTTGATCGAGTTAGGAAACCTGCACTGCCATGTTCTTCGCAGCGCTGAGGACGAGCTGAGGTGGCTCGACCGCGTGCTGTCGTTCGAGGACAAGAGTTTCCAGGCTCGCGTGCACGGCGACGGCCGCATCCACCTGCTGACGTCTGCGGGTTCGTTCCCGGCAGGCCTAGTCGGGGCGGTGCAGCGCCGCGGCGTGCGTGACGGCCGTAAGGTCGAGGTCGTGGACAAGTGCGTGCGGGGCACTCCGCCCGAGCTGCGGCCGGACGTAGGGTGGCTCCGCTCACACCAGCTCGAAGCTCTTGCGGTAGCTCGCCGGTACTCACGCGGCGTCTTCCATCACCCGACGGGCGCTGGAAAAACGGAAGTCATGGTCGGCTTAGGGGAGCAGAACCCCGGCTCGTGGTTGATTCTCGTTCATACGAAGATCCTCATGGACGAAATCCGCAATCGGTTTCTCAAGCGCACTGGCGAGGCGCTGGGGATGCTGGGCGACGGGCATCGCGTTCTGAACAAGCGCATCACGGTGGCCATGTTCCAGACGGTCTACAAAGCGATCGTTGCGACGCCGCGCGACCCAGCGATCGTGGAGTTTCTCAAGCGCCAGCAAGGTATGATGGTCGACGAGGTGCACGTCGTCCCAGCCTCGACGTTCTGGAAGGTCACGCACGCGCTGCCCAACGCTTACTACCGGTACGGGTTCTCAGGCACACCGTTCGCGCGGTCAGACTCCAAATCGATCTACGTCATCGCAGCGATCGGACCCACGATTCACAGGGTCACGGCCACGGAGCTGATCGACAAAGGGCTACTCGCGAAGCCCAACATCCGGCTTGTGCCCGTGCAACACAAGCCGCCGGCGAGCACGAAGGGATCGCCAACTTGGCAGGCCGTCTACAAGTCGGCCGTCGTGTGCAACGACGCACGCAACGCCACCTTGACGCAGATCGCGACCATCGCCGACAAGCCTACGCTCTTGTTCGTAAAGGCGCTGGAGCACGGCAGGATCCTAGAGAAGTTGATCCGCGCGCGCGGCTTGCGTGTGGAGTTCGTGTGGGGGGAGCACATCACACCGCAGCGCTGGGCAGCGATTCGCAGATTGGTGCACGGTGACGTGGACGTTCTTATCTGTAATGTGATCTTCCAAGTCGGTGTGGACATCCCGGAGCTACAGTCCGTGATCATCGGAAGTGGTGGCAAATCGGCGATCATGGTGCTACAAAACACAGGTAGAGGTACGAGGCGCCACGCGCACGACGGAACGGTGACCAAGGATGAGTTTTCAGTTTACGACATACAAGATCGCGGATGCGGCTGTAGAGGCAGGCACGCGGCATGTCGTTGGCTGGAGAAGCACACGAAGGAACGCCTCGCCGCATACGCCATGGAGCAATATTCGGTGTTCATCACACGGTTATCGGAGGAGCAGAGAGGAGTGCGTCATGAGAGTCACTGAGCAAGAGATCGAGAGCATGAAGCGCAAGTTGTGCGAACAGCTTGGCAGTGACGTAGAGCCCGCCGTCGTGGCGGACTTTGCGACGCGCGCCCTCGCGCGCATTCTCGGTGACTACCAAGCGTTGCGGCGTGAGAATGCCAAGCTGCGCCTCAGGCGCGCTAGCGAACTTCGCTGTGCCTGACGAGCGGTTCTAAAGCGCGCCATACCGCGTAAGGCTATCCCTGACGAAAGGGGCTTTACGGATGGGCGCAGAACTGCGCGGCGCGGCGCACAACGACTGGACACGGATACTGTTGGAGTACGGTACGGAGATCCCTCACTACCCTGGTGTGGAGGTGATCAAGCCTGCGCGCATCCCGCCACCGCCACTGCTCACTGGCGACGACCCAGAGCAGTGGTCGCTTCAGCTTCTTCGGGCCTATACCGCAGTGGTGGCGCGAGCACCTCGGGTGGTGCGCCTCACCGACTTGCAAGAGCTGCCTGACAGAAAGCAGCGGCTGCTCTTGCAGGCGGGCGAGTGGCTAGAGGCGCGGCAGACGCAGCCTGTGCCCTGGTGCAGGTTCGCGCTGGTCTCGTGGCGTCGGTACGGCCCTGCGCAATTGCGCGCTTGGGCGCCGTCGCTTCAGTGGGTGTACGGGCAAGCGCGGTTGACGAAGGCCGACTTGTGGTACTCGTGGGACGGGGCCACAACAGGTGGTGTGCGTCTCGTGTTTTCCAAGAGCCATAAGGCCTTGATCCGGCGGTACGACAGGATGCGCCTCGCGCTTCTCGCCGAGGCCAGGTGTAAGGACTTGACCTATGAAACGGTCCGGCACATCGTGTCCGCGACGTTGCCTAAGGGGTGGTACAGGCAGGCAGTCAGCGCAGCACAGTTAGAGTCAGAGATAGCGCAGGCGGAGATCAACGCCGGCCTGCGGCGGGGGACGGATCTTTGGGGTTGAACGGCAGAAGGAGCCACCTGTGGGGGATACGACGGTTGATTCGTATGGGCTTGATCCTGTGTTTGAAAGGAGCGTTGCAGTGTTGTGTGCCTCGTCGCCGAAGTTCTTCGGGAGCGTAGGGCACGCGCTTGATCCAGATGCGTTGAATAGTGAGACGGCTCGGTTGGTCGTGAAAACCGCTGCCGTAATCTTCAAAGAAGCAGGGCGTGGGCCAGCCCATCCGGCCATCCTGGTGCAGCGGTTGCGCAGGCTGAACATGGAAGGGGCAGTCACAATCAAGCAGATCAACGGGGTGCTAGATCTGCTGATCGAAACCGACGTACTGGAGGAACCTGACGTAGTGGCGGAGATCGCGCCCGTGCTGCGCCGTCGTATGCACGCAGATGTGGTGCGGTCGTCGATGGACGAATACAACAGGCACACCGACTTCGAGAAGGTGGTGGCGAAGATCGACAAGGCGCGCCGTGTCGGAGTGCAGGACGCGAGTCTCGGCCTGCGCCTCGGCAACGACAGCTTCATGGAGATCGACCGTATACGGCGCATTCATAAACTACCGTTAGGGATCCCCGAGCTTGACGCAGTCCTCGGAGGCGGAGTACCGCGTGGAACCCAGACGCTGTTTATCGCAGCCAGCGGCGGCGGCAAGAGTATGCAAATGTCGCACACGATCGCGCGCAACCTGTCCTACGGCATGTTCTGCGGCTACGCGACGCTGGAGCTGCCGGAGACAGAAGTGGTGGCCCGCGTGAAGGCAAACCTTACGGGTGTCGCTACCTCTGTGATCTCCTCAGGCGACTTCACTGCCGCGCGTGCCGAGCTGGAGAGGATGTACCCGACCCTCGGCACGCTACTCGTGCAGAGGTTCTCGCCCAAGCACACCACGTTCGCAGATATCCGCGCGTGGGTGAAGGAGTGCGAGGACGCAGAAGGCTTTGCCATGGACCTGATCGCGATCGACTACATCGACAAGCTCAAAGGCCGGAACTTGAAGGACAACGAGTACATCACGCAAGGGGAGCAGGCGGAGGAGTTTCGCGTGTTCTGTGAGGATCACGGCAAATGGGGCCTCACCGGATCGCAGGCCACGATGAAAGGGCGAGACACGCGCAAGCGCATTGGCATCTCAGACGTGCGCGACTCATCACGTAAGGTAGACGTGGCAGATCAAGTGATCACTCTTACTAAGAGTGCTGACGGTGAGATGATCACGTACTTCATTGGAAAAAACAGGTACGGCGTCGGCGAGGTAGAGATAGGGCCGCTGCCGCACGACTGGGTTCGCGGGAGGATGGTGGTGTCGTGAGTGGCTTCGAGAATAGTGCGCGCGTTGAATCGTCGCTTGATTCCGCGCTCCACACAGGCGACAAGGCACGCATGTCGTGCCCGTTCTGTGAGGACGCAGGGCACAGGGATCGCAAACGCTCGCTGTCTGTGAGCACGTCGAGCGGCTTCTGGCGGTGCTTTCGTTGCGACATGAAGGGTAAGATCGGATCACTAGATCGCGGCGAAGACTACTCCGAGCGAGGATCGCGCTCTGTAGCAGACCCGGAGGAGGAGGTGTACGACAAGCCTCACGAGTTCTACCCGCTTGCACACGATCGGTCTGAGGCGTTGCGCCAAGCGCGTCGTTACCTACTCGGCAAGGGCAAGCGTGCACGGCCAGTGCCAGTGCCGCGGGAGATCTGGGAAGCTGCCGACCTGCACGCGTGCGCGGATGGGTTCTGGCAGAATAGGATCATCGTGCCTTTGTACGCGCCAGGGAAGCGCGCTTGGCTGGGGTGGATCGCACGGTTATGGTTTCACGAGATTGATCCTAGCGCAGAGGGCCTCGCCGCGCTGAAATACCTGTACCCGCGTGGCATGGACAAGGGGGAGATGTTCTACAACCAGCGTGTTCTGGATCTCGATACAGAGGATCCGGTACTGGTTGTGGAAGGCGCGTTTGACTGCTTCTCGTTCTGGAACGATGCGTGCGCGATGCTCGGCGATTGCAGCCACCAGCAAATGCAAACGCTGATCAAGTCCGACCGACCTGTGTGTGTTGTTTTGGATGGGGACGCGCATCAAAAAGGCTGGACGATGGCGGCGCGTTTACGCTTTGAAGGGCAGCATGCAGGGCACGTCCGGCTGCCACCACGCGTGGATCCTGACGAGGTTGATAAAGGGTGGCTCTTAGAAGAGGCCAGGCGTAGCATCAGCGCCCCTCTGTGAGGGCGCAGGAAAGGTAGGTTGATCATGGCGACTAAGAAGAAGCAGTGGGCCCTCAGGCCGCAGGTGCCGATAGCAGAACCGGATCCTGAAGAATCGGGACTGGCGCTCAGCGCGCTCACTCAGGATCAGCAAGAGATCGTGGAAGTGTGCGACGGTATCCGCGCCCTGTTGCTCGAAAAGAACAAGGCGTATGGTTCGAGCGCCTTGAAGCCGATGCGCGTGTTCTCGCGCGCAGACAACGTGGAGCAGATCAAGGTTCGCATCGACGACAAGATCAGCCGGCTGTGCCGAGGGCACGCCTTGCCGGACGAATCGTTGGAGCAAACGGCAGACGACCTCATGGGCTACTTGGTGCTCCTAAAGATCGCAGCGCGCCGCCGGCGCAATCCTGCGCTTGGCGCGCGGTTGTGAAGAAGCGACGATTCCGGTTGTGCGCGCTTACGGTTGTCGGAACGCAGTACCAGAACCCGCACTTGCTCGCGAAAGTTGGCGAAGCAGACGAACTGCAGCTTGAGCGCGAGCCGGAGAACGTCTATGACCCCAGCGCTGTCGCGGTGCTGTGGGAAGGAGAGCGCATTGGGTTCGTGCCGAGGGACCACGCGCCGACGCTTGCCGCGCTCATAGACCATGGCTTCAGGATGCGGGCGACAGTGGACTACGCTGCCAAAGGGATCGTTACCATGGATGTTTGGATGTACGCGGCAGTCTAAATCTGCCGTGATCGCACAAGGCTAGAACGAAGGAGACCGTATGAAGATGACAGAATACACGATCACAGTGGACGCCGCCGGTGCGGTAGTTCTCGCCATCAAGCTTGGCTTTGCCGATGTTGTCAGCGCTGCAGAGTTTGCGACCAGCTTAGGTAAGAAGGCCAAGCCAGCCGCCGCCGCGCCGAAGCAAGGCAAGCCAAAGCCTCCGCCGGCCGAAGAGGAAGAAGAAGAGGAGGAGGAAGAAGAAGAGGAGGAGGAAGAGGAGGAGGAAGCGCCTCCGCCCAAGGCCGGCAAGGGCAAGGTGTTGCAGATCACAGATGATCTCAAGAACGCAACCAAGCTCCGCGAGGTGATCGTCGCGTTGATGAAGCAAGGGCTCAAGTCGAAAGCCGAAATCACAAATGCGTGCCTGAAGCTCAAGACGAAACTCAAGGTCCTGGAGACCATTGATAACCTGGAGCAGCGGGTGCCACGCGCTATCGAGTTGGTATCGCCGGACATGCGCTGAACCGCCCGCGCGAGCCTCGCGCTCGCGGGTTGCGCACTGCAGGCAAGCGAGTTGCATGTAGTGCGGAGCCAAAGGGGATCAAATGCGGAAGCTTCTGTTGTACCCGAAGGGGCTGCCAACGGCGGCAGCGAATGCTGCAGAGCCAGAACAGCGCGACCTTGCGTGCGCGCGGTGCGTGCTGCACGAGAATGTTCGCTACGTGTGCATGGCGCCAGAGGGGCAAGCCGGCGGTGTGCTGGTGATCGGCGAGAAGCCGAGTCGGCTGGAGGACACGGCCGGCAAGGTGTTCTACGGGCAGTACGGCTTGCAGTTTCGGCGCATGCTGGAGAAGCATTGGCGCGGCGCAACGCGCTACGACTACGCGATCCGGTGCGCAACGGGCGCAAAGAAGATCTCGGATAAGCAGATCGCCGCGTGCCGTGTTTACACGGCGGCTGCGCTGGAGCAAAGCCCTCAACGCATCCTGTGCCTCGGGAGCGAAGCAGCGCTCTCTGTGCTCGGCCGCCGCGTGTCTGCGCAGGTAGTTCGCAAGGCTTACGGTTGGGCGAAGAACGCAGACGGTGACCCAATCCCTGTCTACACCCTACCCAACCCAGCGATCGCGTTTCGCAACCCGTTCTCGACCCGGGCGTTCGAGGAAGATTTGCAGTGGGCGCTCGCTGCGTCGCACACGCCGTGGTTCAAGGACGTGTACACGGTCTTGGTTGAGACCGAAGATCACGCGCGCGTCGCTGCCAGCTCGCTGAGCAAACATCAGTGGTACGCCTACGACGTAGAGACCACGGATCTGATGCACGACAAGGCTTTCCGCATCGAGACGGTCACGCTACTCGGTGACACGGCCACGAGATCGTTCACCTGGACGAAGGAAGCGATGCAGGACAAGGGCGCACGCGAGATCCTCGCGACTTTGTTCAGGAGCCCAAAGCTTGCCACGGTCACGCAGAACGGTAAGTATGATGATCGTGCTGTGATGCTCGATCTTGGTGCAGAGATCCCGAACATCATGTATGACACGCGTCTCGGTCGTAAGCTCCTTGATCCTGAAGCAGATGCGCGCTTGTCTACGATCGCAGAGACAGTGGGCATGGGCGGGCACAAGTTGGAGGCGAAGGCTGCGCTCAGTGCGATCAAGAAAGAGCTAAATCGGCAAGCCAACCCGCTGCCCGAGTTCACCCCGAAAGGGAAGCGCAGGAAGACCGCACCACCGAAGTTCAGCGTGCCGACTGAGGTGCTGACAAAGATCCGCGCCGGCCACGACACCGAGGCGTTTGCTTACGGTTTCATGGATCACAGGACGCTGTATCGATACAACGCCCGCGACGTGTGGAGCACGCGGGAAGTGGCGCACGATCAGATGCCACGCCTGTTCGACCACCCTACGATCTCTCGTGCGTGGAACTTGGTCGTGAAGGATGCGAACAAAGCCGTGCGGTACATCGAGCACTGGGGCTTTCCGGTGGACAAGGCTGCAGTGCAGAACCTCGCTGCCTACTGCGACCAGCGCATCGGAGAGACGCAGGCGCAGATGCGTCAGTACACGGACATCAACCCGGCGTCGCCCAAGCAACTCGCCAAGTATCTGTTCGAGGATCTCGGCCTGCGCTCTGTGAAGGAGACGGACAGCGGGGCACAGAGCACAGACGAGGACGCGTTGGAGACGCTCCGAGGTGAGCACCCGTACGTGAACCACCTGTTGGAGTTTCGGAAGCTCTCGAAGTTCAGCGGTACCTACGCGCACGGTCTGTTGAGGCACATCCGAGACGATGGCCGCGTGCATCCTTCGTTCCTCATAGACGGGGCTGGAACTGGCAGATTGTCTTGTGTGGCGTCTTGGACAATGTGCCGGACTGACCGCGGTGTGCTACCTATGGCAGAAGTTCGCGTAGGCGATAATGTTTGGACGCACAAGAACAGGTGGCGGCGAGTTCTCGCTACAATAGATCAAGGCAGTTGTCTCACGTATGATCTGAAGATGAGTAATGGGAACGTCTTGACGTGTACGCCGTCTCACCGGTTGTTGCGTGAAGACGGTGCGTGGGTAACCGTCGCAGAGGTTATTGATGTCGGTGTCAAAGGCGTGGGTTGGCAATACACAGAACCAGAAGGCAGTTCTGCGTGCTTATCGCGACTTGCGCGCGTTGATGACGGTAGAACAGATCGCAGAGGACGCAGGCACGACGTTTCACAACGTGCGCCACGTTCTGAGCCACTACTTACCGGCAGAGGAATACCGGCTACTGAAGGTCGCTCGGTACTCAGCGTCGAAAACAAGCTGGCGCAGCCTTATGTACGGCAAGACAGGCGAAGCGCACCACAACTGGAAAGGTGTGTGCGAGGACGGCTACGGTTATCTGACTTGCCTCTGGGACGGCAAGCGGGTGTTTCTGCACAGCCGCAAAGTGGCGGAAGCGCTCGGGCTGAAGTCGGTCCCGAAGGGCTTTGTTGTCCACCATATCGACGAGGACCCAACGAACAACTCGATCGACAACCTAGCGTTATGTACGGCAGCGGGGCACAGGCAGATTCACGTACGGCAGACCAGAGAACCGGATTCATTACGATTGAAGAGATCCACTATCGCGGAAATCTTGAGGTCTTCGACCTAACCATCGATGAAGACGAAAGCTACGAGACAGAGGGCATTTTTTCGCATAACTGCCGCGATCCAAACCTTCAGAACATACCTCGCGCAAAGGGCAGCGTGCTGGGTAAGATGGCGCGCGACTGCTTCATCGCTTCCTCGCCTAGTCATGTATTGATCGAGGCAGACTTCAGCCAGCTGGAGCTGCGTATCGCAGCGATGCTCGCTGGCGACGATGTGATGATCGCCGACTTCAAGAACGGCATCGACATCCACACCAACGGCGCCACTTTGTGCTGCGAAGCTGCCTGGAAGCTGCCGCGCGCCAAGTGGGACAAGATGACGAAGGACGAACGAGACCCGTATCGTTCGCAGATCAAGACGGTCATCTTCGGCAGACTGTACGGCAAGACAGACAAAGGGATCGCGCGCGAGTTTGGTGTGTCGGTAGGCACCATCGTGCAGATCAACAAGATGATCTGGGGCAGGTACAAGAAGCTAGAGCGTTTCATGCAGGCCTGCGTCACGGAGTCGCGCAGGACTGGTGAGGCGTGGACGTGGTGGGACGGCGGCCGCGCTCGGGTGCGCCCCATCTGGCGCATCCTAGATCAAGACCAAGCGATGCGAGCGCACTACGAGCGCACCGCTGGCAACACGAGTGTGCAGGGCACGGCGGCGGAGTTCGCGACAGCCAGCCTGTCCCCAATCGTGGAGTGGCTAGTGGGCGACGCGGTGCCTGGGCAGCTCGTCTGCACCGTACACGACTCGATCATGCTGAACGTGCATCGATCGGCGGCGTATGAAGCGCGCTATCAGCTCAAGCGCATCATGCTCAGCCATAACTCCAACGGAGTGCCGCTGGGCGTAGACGTGAAGTGGGGCCCGAGCTGGGGCAGTCTCACAGACATGTCGGAGGAGAAAGAATGACCAAAAAAGCAGCAACCGCAAAAGGCACACCTCGACCGCGCCCTTCCTTCAACATCGTTCCTGAGGACGTGAAGAACGAATACATCCGCATGTCGCCACAGATCGCGCGAGCGACAGAGGAATACTCAGAGGCGCTGCAGGCTGTGCTGGAGACGAAGCAGTACCGAGACGAGACCTACGCCATGCTCTACATGGAGGTTTGCAGCGACGCGGATAAAAAGCCAAGCGAAGGCTACATCAAGAACTCGATCCTCTCGAACAGCATCTACCAGGACGTGTGCCGTGCGTACAGTGCGGCAGAAGGGCAGAAGTCGCGCCTCGCCGGCGACCTGGAAGCGCTGCGGACGAAGAAGGATATGCTGGTGTCGCTCGGCGCCCACGTGCGCATCGAGCTGCAGGCAGAAGGCGGCGGAACCCGCGACGACGCGGCTGTGGAGGACGAAGACGAAGACGAGTAGTTTAGAAGATCCAGCCCACATTCCCAAATGGCCCATTGGCCGAGGTGAGACATGGCAAAGAAGACACGAGATCCGGTTTTAGAGTTTGAGGAGTACACGCCTGCAGACGCGCAGAAGGACAAGGCGGAGCAGCAAGCGCAGAGCGGCAGCGGCCGTTACGTCAAGATCCAGGCAGGCAAGAACACGTTCCGCATCTTGCCTGCTCGCCCAGGCGAGCGGTGGAAGCGGGTGTTCTGGAAACACTTCATTGATGTGCCTGGGGCGGGGACGGTTTCGTTCTTCTGCCCGCGTCTGGAAACGAAAGGGCAGCGCAAGTGCAAGGCGTGCGAGCGAGAGCAGAAGCTGCGCGCGTCTGGCAACCCTCTGGACGAGAAGCAGGCAGACCGGTACAAGCCTGTGCGCAAAGTTGTGTGCAACGCTGTGGATCGCAAGAACGAGGAGGCAGGCCCCGCGATCTTTGAGTACGGTACTGGCATTGATCGCGACCTTACGGAGATGCGCGACGTGGAGGACGTGGACTTCACGCACCCGATGAACGGCAGTGACATCTTGTTCTTCAAGACAGGCCAAGGCCGCTCCAACACGCGGTACAAGGTGAAGGAGGGCCCGCAAGGCCCTCTCCACGAGGATACGAACGTGATGCGAGATTGGATCGCAAACCAGCCTGACCTCAGGCAGTTCGTCCGGTTAGAGAGCGACGACGACATCGACGCCAGGCTGCGGGGGGAAGACCCGCGCGACCGCCGCGACAACGACCGCAGGTCTTCGCGCCGCGGTGTAGTCGAGGATGACGAAGAGCTCGACACGGCTGCCTTCGTAGTCGACGATGCCGAGATCGAGGAGATCGAGTTGTAAAAGGCAGCGACTCGGATTTTCCGGGTTGCGTGCTGCCTGCGAGGGCGGCGGGTCTCGCCAATACCCTAAGCGAGATGACGCGTGGAGCTAGTTGGGCGCTAGCTCCTCTTTCGCAGGCGGCCCGGAGGCTGGAAGATGGCTGCGACGAAGAAGAAAAAGAAGGCAGCGCGAAGGGCGCCTGCGAAGAAGGCCGTTCGGCGCGCCAAGCCGGCCAAGACTCCCGGTACGACGGGGAAGGGTGCCGCGCTTGCTGCCGTGCTGCAGAAGAAGCACGCGAAGACGTTTGGATCGCGGATCACAACCGTTGCAGAGGAGCAGCACGGCTTGGCGCAGATCAAGGAGTTCATCCCAACTGGCATCGACGCGCTCGACAACTATGTGATCGGCCGAGGCGGCTTTCCAGTCGGCCGCATGTCTGAGGTTTTCGGCGCGGAGTCCAGCGGCAAGACAGCCTTACTGTACAGGTGCCTCGGCGCGGTGCAGCAGATCGGCGGTGTGGCAGTGCTACTGGACGCTGAGCATAGCTTCGACGAAGAACGTGCCGAGACGCACGGTATCGAGATCTCTGATCTGGTCATCGGGCAGCCTGCGCACCTCGAAGAAGCGATCGAGATGTTGAAAGCTGCCTTGCGAAGCCACGATCCTCAGCGCGGCCCACTGCTCCTCGGGCTCGACTCTATCGCGAGTCTCAACACCAAAGCAGGCCTTGCGTTGGACGCAGGCGAGAAAGGCGTCGCAGCAGAGGCGCGCGTCTTGAGCGATGAGCTTCGAGACATGCCGCGACTGCTGCAAGAGCACCGGGCGCACTTGTTCATGGTAAACCAGATCCGGCACATGATCGGCGGCTCCAAGTTCGCCAGCAACATCACGACGCCGGGCGGCAACGGGCCGCGCTTCTACAGCTCAGTAAGGCTGCAGTTTTTCGGTGGCAAGGCGATCAAGAACGCCGACGACGAGCACGTGGGGAAGGTCGTCACGATCATGGCCGTGAAGAACCGCCTCACCGCGCCCTTCCATAAGGCGCGGGTGCGGTTCGACTACGCGACAGGGTACAACAACCAGTGGACTACGATCGAGCACGCGAAGCGCCTCAAGCTCGTTGCGGCCAAGGACAAGCCTACGTACGTCGACGCGCTCGAAGCGCTTGACTGGGACTTCAACGTGGTCGGTTCGATTGGCAGAGAGGTTGGGGCAGACGATGCAACCGAGGCCGACTCAGATGATGACTGAAGTGCCGTATGCCTTGCCGCCACTTAGCGCGTTGACGATCGCCGTGATCGACGAGCCGAGTGGTACCAAGGCATTCATACGCGCCGATTTCGCAGCGCACCCGTCGATCATAATGGAAGTGCGGGCACGCGGTGCCAAGACAGTCGTGAGGGGAGGAAAAGCATGAGCTGTACGACAATCGTGGTGAATGGCAAAGCTGTGGGGTTTGCGTGCGCACGTACTTCTGGAAAGCGGTGCGTGCAGTGCGGCGCACGCGCAGGAGCACTCTGTGACTTCCCGCTGAAGGGGGCGAAGGCGGGGCAGACCTGCAGTCGCTCCCTGTGCGAGAAATGTCTCGTGAAGGTCGGCGCCGCGCTCGACTACTGCCCGCAGCACGCGGCTATGACGACGCGCGCACGCCCTAAGCCTGACATCACCCTCACGAGGCCTCGGCGAACCTGGGAGGGATCAAAACCCTTGACCGCGACGTTGCTGGCGCCGCCGCCGCCCTTGCGCACGTTGGAGGACGCGGTTGAGGAGTTTGATCAGACACCGCTGGTGCGCCGATGAGGATCGCAGCCGTTTCAGACCCGCACGTAGGCAACTTCCCGAAGTTCGGCGGTGCGCACGTTTCGGGGATCAACGAGCGGTGCACCGCTTCGTTGCAGTCTCTCCACCGCGCCGTGCATGCGGCGAACAAGCATGAGTGCGAGTACTTCGTGGTGAATGGCGACCTGTTCGATACCGACACGCCCACGCCGCAAGTCGAGGCGGCAGTGATCAGCGCCTTGCAGCCGTTCAATGGCGACGTTCACTTGATCGTAGGCAACCACGACCAGCGGAGCATGTCAGAGGGCGACCACGCCCTTGGCCCCCTCAACGCGCACCGGACAGCTGGCGGGGAGATCGTCGTCCACGAAGTACCTGGCGTGATCGAGGTTGATGGGCACCGCATTCTCTTCGCCCCGTTCAACCAGAGCGCTGTGGGGGAGTGGCTGCCGCAGCTCCTCGCTATGCACAAGCCGCACACGGTGTTCGCGCACTTCGGCATTATCGACTCCAAGACGCCGGAGTTCCTCAGGCACGCCGGCGCGGACGCGCACGATTGGGAGAGCCTGCGTGAGATGATGGATCGCGCCGGCACGCGCCTCCTGTGTGTTGGGAACTGGCATGACCACGGATCGTGGACATCCAAGCAATCGCGCATCGAGCAGGTGGGCGCGCTGACGCCTACAGGCTTCGACAACCTCGGACCAACTTTCGGGCGCGTGTTACTGATCGACACAGGTGTTGATCCGAGTAAGCAGGTCAAGGCAGTGAAGATCTCCGGCCCACGCTTCGTGAAGCTCGTGTGGGGTTCTGACCTCGCGCATCAGCTCGCTGGCCACGGCACCTGCATCTACGCGCACATGGAGGCGGAGCCTACGGAGCTGCCTGCAGCTCGGGCATGGTTGAAAGGGCCAGGGGTGCAAGCCGGGATCAAGGACTACACACTGGTGCCGAGTAAGGTGTCGGCAGTAAAGCAAGCGCGAGCGGCGGCGAAGGCCACCTCGCAAGCGAGCAACATGCGGGAAGCTCTGGAGGCGTATATCGCCAAGATGCCGGTGCCTGGTGCCGTTGATCGCGGCGCAGTGAGTCGAAGAGTGCAAGGGTACTTGAAGGCAGTAGGAGGGCTGAATGAGTGAAGTCGACAATCAGCAGTGGGTCGTGTTGGATCTGGAAACAGAGGGGCTTGTCCCGTCGCAGTGCCGGGTCTTGGAGTGCGCTGCGATCCACGTAGGCCGTAAGGATCTGCAGACGCACAGCGCGGTATCGTGGTTGGTGACGCACGGGTCGCCTGGCTACATGGACGCGTTCGTGCAGGAGATGCACACCAGGAGCGGGCTCTTGGCAGCGCTCGACGCTGACCGGTCCTTCCTCGCATCGACGAACCAGCTACTGGATGACGCGCACCCTTGGCTGGATCGCGCGCTGACGGCGCACTTTGCCAGTGTCAGCCCAGCGCTTCGCAGCATTGTGCTCGTGGGGAACTCGATTCACTTCGACCGGGCGTTCTTGGAGCAGCACTGCCCGGTGGCGTGCAAGTACCTGCACCATCGCATGATCGACGTGAGTGGCTTGCGTATGCTGTACCGCGCGTGGGTCGGCGAACCGCAGTCTGCAGAGAGTAAGGACGCGCACCGTGCGCTGAGCGACTGCAACATGTCGCTCACCGACCTTCGCTGGTTTGCGCGCAACGTGTTCTTCAACAACTCAGTGCCGTTGTGAGGATCAAGTCTGTCGAGCTGCGCGACTTCATGTCGCACGTCAGCACGAAGGCGGTGTTCCCTGAGCGCGGCATCGTTCTACTGCGGGGCGCTAACGGCGCAGGGAAGAGCGCGATCAGCGAAGCAGTGAGTGTCGGGCTGTGGAACAAGCCGCTCCGCGGTCGAGGGCAGCAACGAGGCCTCTCGCTGTGGGCGTCCCCTAAAGGGGCGCTGCAGGTTGAGGTAGACGACCTCGTTGTCAGCCGTTCTGCGAAGGGCAAGGCGACGTGGCACCGCGCTGGCGAAGCGCCTGAGAAGTTCGAGAACGCACGGAAGGCGCAGGAAGAGCTTGAGCGCGTGATTGGCGAGCACGCCGTGTGGTCGCGCGTCAGCGTGTTCAGCTCGCAGGACGCGGCGCACTTCTCAACGGCCACGGACAGCGAGCGTAAGCGGCTCATCGAGTCGTTGCTCGGGTTGCTGGTGTTCGACGAGGCGAGTGAGGCGTGCCGTAAGGACTGCCGGGCGAAGCGGCAGGAGCTGGACACGGCCCGTGGCCAGGCCCGGTTGCTGGAGGAGCGGGTGCGCGGGCTAGAAGACCGCCTGATTGCTGAGACTACACCTGAGGCAGTCGAGCACGCAGGCAAGCCCGTCACCCTCGCCACGCTCCCTGCAGTGCGCGAGAAGCTGGCCGCGGTGCAAGGGGCCGTCGACCCCAAGGCCAAAGCGGTACGCGCTGCGATGGCGCACGTGGCGGACGCGCGCGTGGAGCGCGCACGCTGTGAGCAGGTCGTTACGAGGGCTACTGCGCAGCTCAGCCGGGCCCAGCAGGGGCGGTGCAGCACGTGCGGGGCACAACTGCCCCCTGGGGGGTTGGACAGCGCTGTAGGGGCGCACAGGGCGGCCGTGCAAGCCCTCGCGGAGCAAGACAAGTTGCTGGCCCACGCCCAGCGTGCGCACGACAGCGCGCTGCAGGCGCGCGAGGTGGCTGGGGCGGCAGCGGAGCGCGCTGGGGAGGCCCTCGCGGAATTGCGGGCGTGGGAGGCAGCCATGGCGGGAGTAACAAGCCGCCGCACCGTTGTCGCCGAGCGCTTGGAAGACGCGCAGGAGGAACTAGACACAGCACGAGCGGAAGAATCTAGCGTGGCTGAAGCGCTGGCGGAGCTGCAGGCGGCGGACGACGTGCTGAGCGTGAGCGGTGTGCGGAGCCACATGCTGCACCAGGCCTTGGCCGGCATCGAGGCAGTGGCGAACGTCTGGCTGAGCCGCCTCGCCCTAATCGGAGATTACGCGCTGACGCTCTCGCTGAAGCCTTACACGGAGAACGCGAAGGGTGCGGTGAAGGACGCGATCTCTCTGGAGATCGAAGGCGCAGGCAACGGGCAAGGTTACGCCGCGACCTCTGGCGGCGAGAAGCGACGGATCGACGTGGCACTCCTGCTCGCATTGGCGGAGGTAGCGGCAGGATCGAGCAGCCGCGCCCCTGGCACGCTGTTCTTCGACGAGTGCTTCGACACGTTGGACGCTGAAGGGCGCGACTCAGTGCTGGAGGTTCTGGAGGAGATGGCGGAGCAGTGTTGCGTCGTGTTGATCACGCACGCGACTTCCTGGCCGCGTGTGGAAGCACTGGCTGCGGCTTGTTGGGTTGTGGAAGGCGGAAAAGTGGTGGGATGATGGATGATCTAGAAATGCTCAAGACAATGCAGGCAGAGGCTGCGATCTGGACTCGGTATAACTTCCCTGACCAGCGGACTTATCAGCCGCTCCTCGGCATGGTGGAGGAGCTAGGCGAGTTGTGGGATGCGGAGACCACATCGCTTCAGCTGGATGCGTTGGCGGACATGTTGATCTTCGCTACCAACTTCTGCACGCACTTAGGCCTGGACGTTGTCGAGGTTTGGCAGCACCGAAGGCCGTTCTCGATCAGCGGCACGCAAGGGCACGCAAGGGCGATGTCCTCGGCGCTGGGCAGGGTTGCGCACTGCCAGCTCAAGCAGGAGCAAGGTATTCGCGGAGATCAAGAGACGCATCGTCGTAACCTCAGCAACGAGCTAGGAGCGCTGTTCAGCGTCTTGGACGATCGCGCGAGATCGTTTGGTGAGGGTGTCGTTGCCCTCGCGTTCAGGGTGTGGCGTGAGGAAGTGAAGCCGCGAAACTGGCGGCCGATTCCCTGAAAGAGTTGACCTCGCGCTGCCAGCAAGCGACAACTACGGTGCGGCCAGAAGGAGGCTTGGGTAATGGGGAAGACTTACGCACTCGCAGAGTGCTTCGAGACGATCCAAGGGGAAGGATCGTGGGCAGGCACTCCTGCGCTGTTCATCAGGCTGGCAGGTTGTAACCTGTGGAGCGGTCGTGCTGAAGACCGGCAGCGCGATGCGAAGCGCAATCAAGCTCAGTGCCCGCTGTTCTGCGACACCGACTTCGTGCCCCGCCTGAAAATGTCTGCCGACGAGATCGTGGCGGTAGTTTCCGCGTATGCAGAAAAAGGCGGGCGGCTAGCTGTGATCACAGGCGGCGAGCCGCTGCTTCAGCTGGACCACGACATCGCTTCAAAGATGCTGGATTTCCTGCAAGTCGCGATCGAGACGAATGGCACAGTCGCGATGGGCCCCGAGCTGGCGCAGCTTACGGCGCGCCAGCTCGATCATGCGCGGTTGTGGATCACGTGCTCGCCGAAGCATGCTGCAGACAAGCTCCTGCTTGATCCGCACGCTGTGAGCGAGCTGAAGGTGGTATACCCGAACTACGATCCCCTTCAGTACGCGGCGTGGGTGCGCCCCGGCACCAAGCTCTACGTGCAGCCTGCAGCGTCGCAGTGCGGAGTCGGCGTCTCGGTGTTGGACAAGGTGAACATGACGAACGCAGCCCAGTGGTGCATGGAGCACCCTGCGTGGTCACTATCCGTGCAAACTCACCGCGTGCTGGGTCTTCCATGACCCACCACGAGAAGGCCAAGCAAGGCGTCCGTGAGCTGCTCCTAGTTATGGGAGAAGATCCTGAGCGCGAAGGGCTCATAGACACGCCAGCACGTGTTGTGAAGGCGATGCGCGAGATGACGGGTGGCTACGATGAGGATGTTGCCAAGATCCTGTCCGTTACGTTCGATAGCGGTCAGTATGACCAGGTGATCGTTGTGGCCGGGATCTCCTTCATCTCGATGTGCGAGCACCACTTGCTCCCGTTCTCAGGGCGCGCGGCAGTGGCGTACCTGCCAGGCAAAGGTACGGAAGGGTATCGTGTCGTGGGCCTGTCGAAGATCCCGCGCGTCGTGGAGGCGTACGCGAGGCGGTTGCAGCTGCAGGAGAGGATGACGACGCAGATCGCGGATGCGCTTGCCGAGCACCTCAACCCGCGCGGCGTGGCAGTGGTGATCGAGGCCGAGCACTCCTGTATGGTGTGCCGAGGCGTGCGTAAGCCCGGCGCGAAGATGGGCACGAGCGAGATGCGCGGCACGTTCCGTGAGCGTGCCGAAGCGCGCGCGGAAGTGATGCAGCTCATCGATCGCTGTTCACGGTGACGCCCCCGAACAAGGGGCTCTAGTAGGGCCGGCAAACGAGTGACCCTGAAAGACCCAGAGCGCCGCGAGGCACAGTTCAAGCTCTTAGGCCGGCGTCAGGGCGTCTTCAACGAAGAGAGACCGTATGATCAAGACAGTCATCGCAACGTTCAAAGAGGTCGGGTTTCACTGCTGGCCCGACGCGCCGGCAGAGGTTTCGTACCTGTGCAGCTCGCATCGGCACGAGTTCTTGATTCGCGTAGAGGCGCGGGTTAGCGGCTCTAACCGTGAGGTTGAGTTCCACATGCTCAAGCGCGAGGCGAAGCTGGCGATGATCACAGCGTTTGACGCGGCTGAGTGCGGCGGCGAGTTCCAGTTCGGCCACCGCTCCTGCGAGATGATCGCGCAACACCTTTATGCCTCCATCCGGTACCCTGTGAGCGCGATTGAAGTCTGGGAGGATCAAGAAAACGGCGCGCGCGTGGAGTTCGTATGAAGATCCACTACCTGCCCCTTGAGGGATACCGGGAGCGCTACACTGAGCAGCTCCAGCGTTGGACGATTTCGGGGCTGTCGCGCTCGCCACGCGCTGTGGTTCGGGTGATCCAAGGAACGACGCTCACAGATGAGGTCAATACAGGCTCCGTGCTTGACGCGTACGGTCGGTGCTATTTTGGTGCCACGCAGATCGCCGCCCTTGTGAAGGCGCTGCAAGAACAGCACCTCGCGCAGAACGACGTGATCTACCTGGATGACATGTTCACGCCAGGCTTCTCAGCGATCCCGTACATCTTGGAGCAACTGCCTCGGCAGTTCCGGCCTCGGATCTACGTCAGGAATCACGCGCAGAGCGTTGATCCCGACGACTTCACGTTCAACATGCGGCGTTGGATGCGGCACTACGAGCAGATGGTGCACCACGCCGAGTCGGTCACCGTGCTCTGCTCCTCAACCGCCCACAAGGAGATGATGCGCGCCGCCTGCCTCGAAGGGGACATTCGAGTTGTTGGGCATGTCTACGACTCGCAGGACGTGCTGAGCACTGTCGAAGGTGCGCCTGTGCCTTGGCGTAGCAGAGGGCGGAAGGTGATCTACAGCTCGCGGCTTGACGCCGAGAAGCAGCCGCACTTTTTCATGGACGTTGTGGAGCGCACGAGAGCGCTGGGCCGCGACATCGAGTTCGTCGTGTGCACCGGCAGCTCGGAGGTCAAGTCCACGGACGCGACTGCCCTCGCGCGTCTCCGCGGTTTGGAAGAGCAGGGCGCCGTCTTGATCAAGCGCAAGTGCACCAAGCCTGAGTACTACGGCCATCTCGCGTCTTCCCGCGTTCAGCTCAACACGGCAAAGCAAGACTTCGTGTCCTACACGGCCCTCGAAGCCAGCACGTTCTCCACGCACACGCTCGCGCCTGCGTTCAGGTCATTTCCTGAGGCACTGCGGAACGACCGCGATCATCTGTTCGTGCCGTGGTCGGTTGAGGACGCCGTAGACAAGCTGGTCGCACTTGTTGACGGGGACGCAACTCCTGACGTCGGCTGGCTTGCGCGTACGCATAGCGGCACCGCTGACCGCATTCTCGATCTCATGTACGGCAGGGAAATCAAGAACTGGTGGGAGCTTCCATAAATGGACAATCGCTTGGCGCACCCTGCTCGGCTGGGCGCGCGTCGGTACTGGTTCGGCCCTGAGGTTGAAGGCGCGTTGTCAGCGGATCAACTCTATACCGTATTTATCCCGAACTTCCTGCGTTCGGACGAGTGGGCACGTGTTCTAGCCGAGCCGCACCTGCGCCAGGTGTTCCTCACGGAGACTTTCTTGGACTGGCAGTGGCTTTCGACGGTCTGGCAAGCCGTTGCAGAGAAAGGGTACGTGGTCACCAAAGGCGTGATGCTCCAAGACGTTCCGGCATTCCTGCGAGTTCGCGAAAGCGCGCCCTGGGGAGGCTCTATCAGCATGATCGTCCGAGTGTTCGGCGCGCCATGGTCCTCTGCGCTCAAGCCAGGAGATCAGGTTTCGGTGGGCGTGCCTTACTCGATGATTACGATGAGTGTCGGCCAAGGGGTCTTCACTCGCCCGGATCAATACATGAAGGACGTAGCACCATGATCAACGGTAAGAAAGTCATCGCCCTCTCGGGCGTCGAGAGCACGGGCAAGACGACCCTCGCGACGATGCTTGTCGGCAGGCTCCGCTCCAGGGGCATTCTTGCAGAGATCGTGTACGAACCCGGCGCGTCGCTGCCGTTCCCGCCTACTTTCCTTGATCAAGGCTTAGACGGCTGGATGTACCAGGTGACGCGGCGCATCTCGAACGAGATCGCGACTTCGACTCGCTCGAACGTGGCGTGGTTGATCCTAGATCGTACGCCGATCGACTTCGTTGCGTACTATAAGACGCGCTTCGTGCCGAAGCACAGCGAGGTGATGCTTGCGCGCTCGATGGCAGCGCTGGCCGCTTCGTGGGTGCGGCAGTACGACGGCATCTACTTCCTGAGGTCACAAGGCGCTGAGTACCGCGAGGACGGCTACCGAGCCGCGCCTGGTGTCAACACGTGGCGTGAGATCTCCGAAGCGCCCATGCTGAAGGCCTTGCAAGACGCCCGGCCCATCCAGCACCCTGTGGAAGTGGCGGGCAGTTTCCGAGAACGCTCAGAGTTCGTGTATCACGACATCCTGCGTGAGCACCTCAACGAGACTCGACCGGCTCGGGCTTACGAGCAGGTTTCGGTGTGGTTGAGGCAGCGCGGCTGGAAGCTCAAGGAAGTTAGGGCGCAAGGCTCAAACAGCCTTACTCGGTTTCACGCGCCTACCGACAACGACGACATCGACATGATGGTGGTTGTGGAGGGCGACGCCAACTACGCGGTGAGAGTCCGCGCCGACTTCATGCAGCACAAGGAGCAGATGGAGAACATGGTGCAGGCAGACCTGGACGTTCTGATCGTTCCTGCGGGCCTGGAAGCGCACGAGGTATGAGAGTCTATCTAGCCGCGGTTTCGCAGTTCTATTCCTCCGCGCCTAGGTCAAAGCACGGCGGCAGTAGCCAGATCCACCGACTACTCACGTCGTACTTGCCCCAGTTCAAGGACGAGCAGAAGCTGCTCACGGCACTTGATCGCGGCTGCCAGCCTATCGACTACTGCGTGGACTCGGGAGCGCACGTCTGGCTCGCCGCCTTCTTCAAGAAGGATGAGAAAGCGCCGGTCTCGCAGATTGAAGACACGATCGCGCGCTTCTTAGCGTCCGTGCGCCGACTGCCGCGCAAGCCTACGTTCATCGTTGAGCTAGATCTCCAGCGCATCTACGGACTCGACACCATCACTGCGTGGCGCAGAGACCTTTGGGCGCCGTTTGAAAAGGAGACCGGGATCCGAGTCTGCTACGTATGGCACGAAGTCGACACAGCGAAGCGGTGGTACGAGATGCTCGAACACCCCGACATTCGCTACATGGGGATGGGCGGTAACCGGGCCGTCCCAGTCGATCTCCGTAAGGTGCTCATGTACGATGCCTACAAGGCAGCGAAGCCCGTGCACGGTTTCGCTGCGGTCGACGCAAAGTGGATGAAGCAGATCCCGTTCTACAGCGTCGACTCCACGAGTTGGTCCGTTGGAGCGCAAGTCTTCGGCCTCGCCCCCACGTTTGATGCAGCTGTTGGAAAGATCCGGCAATACCCTGTAGGCAACAGGGAGTTTCGTACCAACCCGCGCCAAGCTGCAGCGAACCTGATCAAGGCAAAGAAGTTCTTTGCCAGTGACATCGTGGAGAAGGAAAATGGGCAGAAGAACTACGGCCGCTTCCATACCGCCGCCGCTGACGTCTTCCGAAGACTCGAAGAGTGGCACACGGCCTACTGGAAAGCGAAAGGGCTCGACTGGGACGCGCAGCTCCGCAAGCACGGTAATGAAATCCCAGGGCTCGCCGGCGGGCACCTCCTCAAAGAAGCCAGTGAACACGCTGGCTGATCTGGCAGTCGACATCTCAAAACCGCTGGCGTTCGATAAGCACGGGATCGTGAGGATCGGACCGATGCGCATCGGCTTCGTGAAGCCAGCGGACATCAACCCGCGCCGAGACAACCCTCGCGCCATGTCCCCCGAGGAACTGACAGCGCTGCGGTCGAGCGTGGACAGCATGGGCTTCAAGAGCTTCGTGCTCGCGGAGGAGCTGAAGCCAGGGAAGTTCGGCATCGTCGACGGCCACCACCGTGTGCAGGTGCTCAAGGAGAAGGGCGCCCCGCGCGTCCCCATCATCTTGCTGGACCCCGGAACGGACGCAGGGCAGGTAGACCTTGCCATGCTGTCGTTCAACGTCACAGGGAGCCCCAACGGGCCCGTGTTCGTCGACTTCGTGCGCGAGTTGGTGGCGAAGATGGGTGTCGATATCGTTGCCTCGCACGTGGCGCTCGACCCAGCGTTCTTGCTCGACCTCAGCAAGACAATGGACGACGCACTGGCAGCCATGGCGTTGGTGAACCAGGACGGGTCGCCCGCAGGCGCAGAGGCGGCTGAAGACGGCGAGTTCTGGCAAGGGCGCCCGTTGCGCGTCGAGTTGGTGAACACGCCGGCCACGCGCCGGCTGTTGGGTGAGGCCAAGCGCAAGTCTGGCGCTGACACAGACGGGCAGGCAGTGCTGGCTGCGCTGAAGTGGTACGTCGAGCTTGAGAGCAGCATAGCTGTCGAGTAAGGGCGCTAAACAGAAGCATCCCGCACAAGGCTTACGCTGAGAAGCGTAGGCTTTTTACGTTGGAGGAATCGATTGGACCCTAATGAATCACTGGAAGAACTCCGCGCCGCGATAGCGGTCTTTCGCCCTCACGCTTACGCGCCTGTCGGTGATAGCTCAACAGTCCTTGCGCGCTTGATCCTCATCGCAGAGGCAGGCG